AAAACATAAACGCGGATACCAACGCGGGGTGGAGCAGCCCGGTAGCTCGTCAGGCTCATAACCTGAAGGTCGTAGGTTCAAATCCTACCCCCGCAACCAAAAAATACCACACGATATTAAATGCTTAGGCCGCCCTACGGGCGGCTTTTTCGTGTCGCGTCGCGTTGCAAGCCCGTCCCGAACGCTCCCCAAAGATTCCAAAGGCTTACGGCCAGCCCCGATTCCTCCGTGCAACACGGATGCGACACGGGTGGCGCTGATGTTCCGCAGACGTTCATGGCAGGGATGGAGCCCTCCCTATTGCGAGCGCGGGATTGGCGTTTCAGCTTCCGGATGCGCATAGTCCCAGACAAGGGCATCGACCTCAGGGAACTTCCGCGGTAGATGCCGAGGATCGAAGGGCAGGCCGCTCTGGACGGCATCGCAAGCCGGAGCGCCAAGGCAGCCGCATTGCTTCGCATAGAAATAGCAGAGCTTCAGATACCTGCGCAGCACCCCCAGAGCCGGGAAAGTCTGGTTCCGTCGATGCCACAGCATCAAATCCTTATTGCCGCGGCTCATGTTGCAGCGCGGGCAGGACCGGACCTGGTTGAGTGCGATATACTCCCCAGCGAGCTTACTGCGCGGGATGAGGTGATCCCATTGGAACTCCGGCGCGCTAGTGCCGCAGTGAGCGCAGACCCGTAGGCCATCCTGAGCGAGTCTATCGTCACGATCTAGGGTTGAGATGTTGCGCGTCCGCCGCTGGTACTTTGTCATCTCGATGTTGGCCCACTTGCTCCTGCCTTCTGGGAACCGGTCTGGCTTCCCGCTGCTCCGATCATTCATCATCTGCCGGGTAATGCTCAGCATTGCGTAGGTCCAGAGGATGTGGTCCTCAACGGTCGTGAGTTCTCGTTGTCGCTTCGGCTCGCTCCAATCCCATGTTATCGGCTCTGGCATATCGCTTGCCCTTCGGGTGTCTCTCTTGGCAACACCCACGTCATAATGCCACATGACCGTTGCCAATCAGGAGACGGGGCGTGTTTCTGCTTCGAACACGCCCCAAAAGTACAGCATAGAGGCGATGTTGAAGACTGCAACATCCCCTTCGGTGCTCATCACGCCGCCGCCGTCGCCACCCCATCCAGCCGCACCGCGACGCTGGTGATGCCGTTCCCGGCGGCCTCGACGGCCATGCCGATGGGGAAGCGCCCGGCCGCCGGGGTGGTCACTGCCTTCGCCGTGTTGTCCCATGCCACGCGCGCGCCGACCGTCAGCACGGCGGCGCTGGCCTTCGGCAGCTGGAACACCCCGGTGGTGGAGAGCTCCACCGGGTCGCCCTCGGCCGAGGAATAGGCGGCGATGCCGAAGATGCTGCCCACGATCAGCGGGTCGCCCGAGGCGATGCCGCCCGCGGGCGTGGTGACGCGGACGATGTGGCCGTTCTGGAGGTAGTTCTTCATCTCAGAGCCCTTTCGAGGATTGAATGCGGACGACCGAGATGCGGTCGGTCGCCCCTGCGATCTGCCGGTTGAGGTCCGCGAGCGCGGCGGCCATCTCGCCGTCGCTCGCGTAGGTGACGCGCTTGCCATCGTATTCGACGGTGCGGACACCCCGGTAGCGCGCGGCCATCAGGGCGTCCCGCCAGGCGGTGAGCTGGGCGAGGTCGGCCATGCTCACGCCCCGGCGTTCATGAACCAGCCCCGATGGTCGATGAAGCCCGCTCCGAAATCCAGGATCACCCGGATCTCCACGCCGTCCACGTCCCAGCCCGAGCGGCTCTCGACCTGCGGGCCTTCCGCGCCCGAGAGGTAGGCGAACTCCAGCCCGTCGATCTCGCCGGGGTCGGCGGTGACATACCAGCGGATCGCGCTCGACAGCCGCGGCTCGACCACCAGNGANAGCGANCCNGAGAACGGGTTCACGTCGGCNGCCGTCGNGGGCGCGATGCTNGCCAGCCACTTCTCGGCCGTGGTCTCCAGAGCGGGCGGCACCAGCAGGTTGCGCGGCGTCACGCGGATCGTCCGATCCTCGATGCCCTTCTGGGTGCGCAGGGCCAGCCGCGCGGCCGAAAGCGTCGCGTCGGAGATCGCCGCACCTGTGCCCGCCTTGTTGCCGTGATCGGCGTGGAACAGCGTCTTGCCGTCCGACAGCGTCGGCCCGTTGCCGCTGCCCGCCTCGAGGAGCGTGACGAGGATGCGCGCCTCGGTCTCGGCGGCGGCCTGGCCCATGCGGCGGGCGAGGTCCGCGAAGGCGCCGAGATCGTCGTTCACCAGAACCTGCCGGGTGATGCCGATCTTCCGCGCCCAGGTCTCGACCTTGTAGGCCTCCCGCGCCTCGGCCATCGTTCCGGCCTTGATCTCGCCGTGCTCGTTCAGCTTCTCCAGCAGCGGCGCCTCGCCCAGCATGATCTTGTTCACCGCGCGGAAATCCCTCGCCGTGGTCTGCCGGCCGAGGCGGCGGATGCCCGAGGGCGCGGCCTGGTACGCGTCACGCAGGACGCGGCCCACCGTGTCCCCGAGGATGATAGGGAAGTCCGAGGTGGTGTGCAGCGCGCGGGTCACGAGGCTTGCGGGCGACAGCGCCATGGTGGACTCGCCGCGGAGCGTCAGCAACTCCTTCGCCATATCCACGGGCGTGGCATAGGCGTAGCGCCGGGCGGGTTCGCTCAGCTCGTGGCGCGGGTTGATCCGGGCATAGAGCGCCTCGCCCATCTGGCGCGCGCGCAGGGCCGGGTCGTCCTGGCTCTCGCCCATCTCGACGCGGACCTGTTCGGTGCGGATGGCCGGTGCGCTGCGGCTCGCCAGCGCCTCGAAGGCGGCGCGGCGGGCGGTATCGGGATCGGCGCCTCCGTCGATCTGGCCGTCGATCCAGGACTGGTCGAGCCTGGCGATGCGGGCGATGGAGCGGATCTCGGCATTGGCTTCGGCGCGGGTCTCGATGGTCGGCGCCGTTTCGGCGGCCTCGCGGGTGGTCGTGTCGGTCATCTCTGTCTCCATGCGAATATGGGCGCCGGGGTCGGCGGGCGTCGGCACCAGGGAAATCTCGTGAGGGGTCCAGCGCACGGCGGTCAGCACGCGCGCGCCGTTCTCGGCGGTCTCGGCCCACTCCTCGACCGAGTAGCCGACCGAGACATGGCGCAGTATTCCCGCCAGCACGTCCTGCCAGACCGGCTCCACCTCGGGCCGGGCCGAGAACTGGATCAGCGCCGTGCCTCGCTTGCCGTCGACGCTGGCGCTGCGGACGGAGCCCAGCACATCGCGCACCGCGGTCTGTCGGTGTGCGTCGAGGACGCTGGCCCCTTCGAGGCGCGAGAGGTCCACCGCCTCGGGCGCGAGGCTCAGCCGCTCGATGTATTGCCCGGCCATGTCGCGGCGGCGCACGGGCGCGCCGGTGGACCAGACTACCTCGACGGTGCGGGCCTCCGGATCGGCCGTCGCGGGCGCCAGCGTCGCGCGGCGGGTGAGGATACCCTTTCCGCGCGAAAGGGTTTGCGGAGCCTCGGTTGGCAGGGCGTCTGTCGCGGTGTCAGCCATCGGCCGCCTCCTTCTGCTGCGGAGCCGACGTCTGGCCGAAGGCGAGCCCCAGCCCCTCCGCGCGCTCTCGGTCGGCGGCGATCTCGGCATCCACCTGCTCGGCGTCGTAGCCGCGCTCGGAGATCGCCTGGGACCGGCTCTTGAGCCCCGCGCCGATCGCCATGATCTCGGCCTGCACGTCCTTCATCGGATCGACGTAATCGAACTTCGGCGGCAGCCATTCGCAGCCGAGGTAGGCGTCAGGGTTCCGGTCGAAGTCCCGCGCGGGCAGATCGCCGGTCAGCACAGCCAGCCGCACGAACCGCTCCCAGACCGGGCGGCAGAACAGGTGGACGACCACGTTGTGCTGCAGCTGCTCGACCCGGCGGCGGAACTCGATGAGGCCCGCCCGGATCGAGGAATAGGTGACTCCTTCCAGGTCGCCCGAGACCAGCTCGTAGGGCAGGCCGAGCCCGGCCGCGACGGCGCGCAGGTGGTTCTTCACGAAGGGCGCGTAGGCGTCGTGCTCGGTCGGGTTCGAGAAGCGGATGTCTGTGCCGGGCGGCAGCGGGATCAGGCTGCCGGGCTCCATGCCCACGGTCAGCGCGCCGCCGGTGTTGGTGCCGCTCAGCCCGCCCGCCGTGCCGTCGGGATCGGTGATGAAGCCGGTGAACAGCGCCGCGACCTTGGCCTTCACGAGGGCCGCGTCCTCGAACTGGTCGAGCTCGTGCAGCCGCAGTAGGACCGGCGCGAGCCAGGTGATCCCGCGTAGCTGGCCCGCGGCGAGCGGCTTGAACAGGTGCAGGCAATCGGCGGCGGGGACGCGGAGAGGGTCCATGCGGAGAGACCCGAGAGGATCGCCCGGGCGGGAGGACAAGACCCGATAGGCGACCCGGCGACCGGCGGCATCGAACTCGATGCCCGCGCGGATCCGCGCCCCGCCGCCGATCTCGCGGTGCAGGTCCATGGGAACCTGCTCGCGATCCAGAAGCTCGAGGTGAAGGGGGATGGTGGCGGCGTCACTGGCGACACGCAGCCGCGCGAAGCTCTCGCCGCTCTCGACCATCGCGCGCACGGCCATGGCTTGCAGCCCGTAGAAATCCGCCAGCCCGTCCGGGGCGGCATGATCGGTCCAGCGCAGCCAGAGCGCCTGCAGTTGTTCGCGCGCCGCGCGGTCGGGGTGGGTGGATTGCGGCTTGATCCCGGCGCCGACGACATTGCCGACCAGGCTGTCTACCGCCGCCGCGACCCACGGGTTGTTGCGCGCATACCACCCGGCCC